TCTGTAGTATCTGAAATAATAGCTGTTGTTCCACCAAGAGTATAAGCAGTTAAAGAAGTAGTATCTAACCCGATTGTAAACTCTGTTGCTGAAGTTACTGTAATAGTATAAATCTTATAATTAAGAGAGGTCATGCCCCCTATTCCAGTCAAATAAACCTTGTCACCTGTCGTATACCCATGTGCTGCTGCTGTTGTTATTTTGCCAGGATTCGCTTGCGTTATAGCACTTATATTTACCGTAACTCCAATTGGTATTAATGCTCCAAAAGGTCTATAGCCTTGACGCTTTTGTATGTAACTATGATGAATGTGCATATTATCTAGTTCTCTAAAAGAGTCAACTGGGGCTAGCCAGGGCTCTAAATCAGTGTCTAATCCAGTCTTGAAAGGAGCTATTAATAAAGGTTGCAAGCTCATTTTTACCTCTTTAATTACCTATTGCAAAATAAAAATATGATTGAATTCCGCTTCCACTTTGTTTTACTGAATACTGTGTTTTACTAACTACAGTAAAACCAAATGAGTTTGTATTACCATCTCCCGATCCAGATACATGAAAACAATTATTTGCAAAACCGCTAACATCAAATGATTTTGTTACAAATGCGCTAGTAGCTGTTCCAAATCCCCATATCAATGTAAGTCCGTTAGGTAGTACTAGTTTTCCAGAACCAGCAGCCGTTAAACTACCACCAGTTAACTTTGTAATAACCGATGAAGGATCTATTGCATATGCTTGCGGATCTCCGCTTGCATCTTGTTTTGAATATAAAATTACAGTATCTGCTATTGCCGTTGGATCATTGGCAAGTCCAGCAGCTGTTCTATCTGCTAAATTGAGAGCTTGAGGAATAAAAGTAGAATCAGCGGTCTCAATAGCTTCCCAATTTGGTCTAATTACAACTCCTAAGTTTCTTAGTTTTGTTGTATCCTGTGGCTGAGTTTTATCGAATGACATGTCTTTTTCTCCTTAAAAGTTAGGCATTGCTCTTACATTTAATAAATCTTGCTCTGTTCTTGTTAAAACATAGCTAACTTGTTCTTTATAAAGCGCTGTAGTCTCAGCATAAGCATCTGTTTCTCCATAATCTGTAAAGATATCTCTGGAAGCACCATATGCTATACATGGACCCCATTCATTTAAATCTGGCGTGTCTGTTGCGTTTGTAAGCGCTGTTACCGTTTGATAAGCGAGCATTTTTATGATATAAACTTGATCAGGGACTGGAAACAATTGAAATTGATTATTATAGTAAAGAATAGCTTGAGGCCTATTAGGTTGAAATTGTACGTAATTTAAATAAATATCTTGTCCATCAGCTGGCGCAGCGCTAAATGTTACTGAAACCGCTCCTGTACTATAATTTATAGTTGCAGTTCCCCCTGCATCGCCTGTAATAGTTATATCTGACGTTGTATAAGTCGTAGTTGTATCTTCAAATGTCTCAGTATTATCAGATATAGTTAAAGTAGACGGGTATATCGGGAAACTTTGAACAGTCGTTGTAAATGTAACTGTAGCTCCGTCATCCGTCCACGGTGTTGAAAAAACATATTGGAGAGGGTTTTCGTTATTAAATTTGGCTGGATTTTGGTACCATAGCATTGATAAGTTGTTTACAGTTGCTGGAGGCTCATAATTAGTATATAAGCTATCTGGAGCATTATACGTAGGCTGATTTGCAATTGTTTGGAATTCATAATACGTATGTTTTTGCTCAAGTTTTACTTCAGCTGGGAAAGTATATAAATAATATCTATTGATATACTCATCTAATTGAGTGTTGGACAAGTCATTGGTAGAATATCTACCTGTAACCTGCCTAACTTTATTTCTTATGTCTGCTAATGTCCAAGTGTTACCCATCTTATCCTCCGAATACCTGTCTCATTTGGAATCTAGGTTTTTGCCCTATTAATTTTTTAGTCATTCCTCCTGTCCCATCAGGACGCCAGTCCCAAATAGGTGTAGTCCTTGACTCTATCCATTGGGCGATAAACCTAGGTACTTTATATTTTCCCCCATGGAATAATGTAAATGTATGGTTTTTCTTAGCATTTCCATATGGAAACCTATGTGAAAGACCAGCTTCTTCAATATTCATAAACTCATACTCACAGACCTCACGAAGGAATTCTTTTTCCTTTTCATTCGCTGGTTGCCTTCCGATAATTGGAAGCTCACGAAGATCGGCCATGGTGCGATTATGATGTTTTAATTGACTCATATCTACCTCACGTTAATAAAAGGGAGGGGAAACTATGTCCCCAGCCCTTGTGGTTCTTATTGTGTAGTTATTAAACTACTGGGTTTTCCCCAAATGCTACTGCTGTCATAACGGCATTGTTTGCTCCCATAACACCAGTTCCAAGAGTAATACCTTGGATAGCATGGTTTTCTAGAGGAACAGGCGTTCCATCAGTATCGCTTACTCTAGTTACAATACCTCCAGATACATAGACGCTATATCCAGTAACTGAAGTATTTTCTACTAAAGTAATTGTTGTAGCTGTTACAGAAGCTACAGTGAATGTATTATTCAAGCTGTTTGTTCCTGTTCCATCATCAGCAACTTGAGCAACTTTAATAGTGTCACCTGTTGCAAATCCAAATGTAGCTGTATCATTTACAGTGATTACACCTGGGTTAGCATTAGTGAAACCTGATATTGTTGCACCCACTGCCGTAGATTGTGCTAATGGAGTAAATCCATTAGATGTTGTAACGGCTCCTGAACTTACTAGAACATAATAACCAGAGGTCATTGAAGAGTCCCAGTACCATTGATTTCCGTTAGTTACGTCTGTTACAGTTATTTGGCTAACTGTGAATCCTACCGACTCGTTACGAGCAACAGCTGTAGCAGGATTTGTCCAACCCCAAACTTTCATTTGTGTCATATAAGCCTCCTATTAGCTATGTGTTGCCATTAAGTTGATCATGAATGCATCGTTCAATATACGAGCAACGAATGGATGTTGCCATCCTACCGCACCTCTTTGATGAAGTGGGTCAGCTGCTCCAGCAGATCCAAGTGGCTCTACATAGAAATCACCTGTTTCCGATTTTAAATGAACTACAGCGTAAGCTTCTTTTCCAACAATTATGTTGTTGTAGACTGGTGTTGCAGCAGCGCTAACGCTACCAACACTAGTATAAAGCCATCTAACGTTACCAGTAGAACCCCATTCTGCATCTAATACTGTCTGTTGAGACGCATAGTTAGATGAGTTTGTGAAGCTAGCAACCGCTTCTAGGTCGTCTAGTAAGTCAGTATCAATATATCCCCAGAATGCTGGTCTTACTGGAGCCGTTGCATATGCATTAGTTCCAGTTACAACTTCTGAGATCATTTCAGCATCATTACCAAGTAACGTTTTAACAGCAGCATCTATATCAGCTTTTGTTAATTCTGTCGGTGTATTGCCGTTAATACCATTATCGCATTGTAAAACAGAAGAAGTTGAAGCTAGAACGTCTCTTGTAACTTCGTCCATTGTCTGTGCTAGGTTTTGAGAAAGTAATCTAGCAGCCTCGTTAAGAACTCTATCTTCAACTGTTAATTGAACTTGGTTTGTGATTGTTACGAAATTACCGTAAAAATCTACTCTAGCTTTGATATCTGTAGCTGATAGTGGAGCTCCTGGAGGAGTTCTTCCATCTATTAAAGGAATAGGTACAGTATCTAACTTGGAGTATCTTCTAAATACAATGGTATCTCCATTTTTTTCAGGAAGAATACGTCTCTGAGCAAACTTTGTATGAATTAGCGTAGGATACGCTGTCATTAAAAGTAGCCTGTCGTAATATTCCCGAACCGCTGGAGGTAACACTGCTGTTGTTGTCATTGTCATAGTTTTCTCCTATGGTGTGTTATCCTAGGTTTCTCCTTACTTCCTGCATAAAATCAGCATCAGACATGTCTTTATATCTTTTGGCTTGAGAAATGGGAGAAGTAGAGCCCATGCTCGATAAACTTCCAGCCTTACTGGAATTTTCAACTATGCGTTGTGCATCAGCTGACTTCTTACTTCTCTTGGTATCTGCCTTATAGGCTTCTGAATTTTTAGCCAAATAATACGCAAGTTCATAATCCTGTGTTTTTTGCAGGGAAGCTTGTATCCCTGGGTTTTTTTCAAATATGTCGGGTAAATATTTAAGGATGACTTCTTGATAGTCAGGATGTTTTTGAGCCATTCTAAGTTCTTCAATCGTCATCTTGAATTGGGTTGCCATGTTTCCAGAAAGCTTTTTAAACTCTCCAACTGTCATAACATCACCATCTTCTAAACCTTCAAAATCGTCTTTAGGCTTTTGAGGTTGAGACTGTCGAACATTAGATAAAGCTAAATGCTCCTTTATCATTCGAAGTTCATCTTCCATCTGCTGTCTTTTCGCTCTTTCGGATTGCAAAGCGGAAAGGGGTACATTTTGCTCATGTTGAGCTCCATTTCCCTCTCCATGCTCCATTTGAGCTTGATTAGTTTCATTAGATGGTGGAACGGCGGCTTCCAAATTTTGATCGCCCGAAACGTTATTTTCTTCGTTCATGTGTAGCTCCTTTAATCGCCCGTTTTAGCCCCTGGTGGTTCTCAGGTTTGTGCGGCTAATGTCGGCGGCACTATTTTGTTATATATGCCCCTGGTATTGATGTAGTTTCTGTGACTACCTCATTACAGGGTTTTGCTCCTAATAATTGTAAAGCTTCAAAATCAAAAGGTTTCTGAGGCATATTGACATCCCAATTGATAGTTCCTTTTGAGTTGTCTACTTCCCCAATTATCATGCCAACTTGTGGCATTGGCCTTGTTTTATAAGCTTTGATATGTTTCACCAAAGTGGGATAACCATCGACAGCGACCTTGGACGCTTTAGCAAATACAACGATCCAATAAGGTTTTTTTTCGTCCTTATTAGCAGCTATAATCTCTTGTATTAATTTATTATCGTCTTCTATGATCGCATTACGGGTCTCCCCAGTCTCTTGAACCATATTTCTTCTCCTTAAAAATTAATTAGCCCTGAATAGCTTGGCTTGGATAGCCCTTTGTGCCTTCAGAAGCATATTTCATTCTTTTTAGGTCATACTTCTCAGCCATAGTATTAATCCCCTTAACAGGACTCGCTTGAGTATTGTCTTTAAGATTAAAACCTTTTCCGTACTGAGGCTTAGAACCCATCTTTTTTTGCATTTTATCGATACTGTCCATCGTTAAACCTCCGTGGGTTGTTGTTGGATTCCCTCAGACACACCCTGATTGCCCTGAGGAACGCTCGGCATTTGAGAAGTAGCTGCCATCTCCCCTCTTGCCGAAATTTCTACGTCATCTTGCTTAACCTGCTCTTCTTTTTGTCTTCCCATTTCTTCCATCATTGAAATCAATTCTAAGTATTTAACGAGCCTGTCATCATCCATAGACTGTAATTCTTTCATTGCTTTTGCTTTATCAAGCGCCGCTGAAGCTCTAGAATCTATCGCATCAGCCGCCCTACTATCTTCAAGTCCCATATTAGCGACACTTCTTGTGAATCTCTCTTTCGCTCCTGCAATCTTCTCGATGGACGAAGCTTTGTTAAGCTCCATTTGAGATGCTAATATTTGACCTTGAACTTGCTGTTCTTGCGCTTGTGCCTGTGCTTGTTGTTTTTCTAACTGGGCTATTTGTTTGTTGTATTCAGATTTACCTTGTAATGGGGCTGCGTCTGCTAGCATTTGACCAGTTACTGGCACTCCTAGTTGTTTTAGATCAACTAATTGCCTGAAGTATATTTGTCGTTGGTCATCAGTTAATACCCCTTCTTGTACTGTAATATCGTATTTAATGAAGTCTCTATTATAAAACTGCTCTGTTGGCTTTTGATTTATTATCCTTTCAACTTTTTCTGGTTTCCAAGTTTGAATAAGTTTAAGGGCTTTTTTAGATATTAATTTTTGGGCAAAACGTAAATTATCGAATAAGTCTTGCAGATTAACAATAGCTGCACCCTGTCTTAACATCATCATAATGCCAGATTCCTGCGCATTTTCCGTTATTCCAAAATTTGCATCATTAATGCCTGCAATTGTCATAACATCGCTATCAAATTGCCTTTGCAGTTCAAAAGATGATCCTGGTATTACAGCAGGCTGTATTTTTTCAATATCGCCAGGTTGAGCGTCATCTTCTTTCCAAATAACCTTACCTTGTGACGTTTTATATAATGAGTTAGGATTAATTACAGATGATTTTTTAGCTATCCAACCTGAATTTATACTAGAATCCAGGATGTCTATCATTTGAGAACGCCTTCTATTGGCTTCTCTTTGAGGATCTATTTGGCATCTAATTAAAGATTGCATTTTTAGTCCCCAAAATTCGGACTCAGGCTCAAAAATAGCTACTAAAGGTACAAACGGGTACTCATTAAGACCGAATTGATTACGCTCTGTACGCATTAATTGATCGTTTACTATGATATTGCATTCCACATACTTTTTAGGACGTTTAATCACTTCTAATTGCGGATAAGCTTTTAAGAAATAGGCAAGTCCATCTTCATCTCCGTCCCATTCGGTAAATTCACCAGTTTCATTATCAACTATTACATCGACCTGTTCCCACCCTTGTTTATAAAACTCGTTATAAGCTAGGAAAACTTGACCATTAGGTTGCGTTTGATATGGGAGCCAAGTAAATTTATCATCTCTAGACCATCCTTGTTTAGCTAGTTTGTAAATATCACGCTCTTGACCTGGTAGCAAAGATGCCGCTTGCTGCGGAGATAAATATTTTCGTTTAATGACGTAAGAGCAATCTGAGAAGTCTAGCTGTGTGAAGTAAGGATCGACAATAAAGCCGTTATATGGCTCCCTACCAAACTTAATATCACCATTTATTGGATCATCTCTATAGTCCATCCAAATGTTTAATAAATTAAATCCTGTTTTTAAAGCACCACCGAAAGCTTCAGATATAAATTTGTAGCCTTCTCCATAATTAAGTGTATATAAAAGTAATTGGGATAATTGATCAGCAGATTGTTGATCAGAGTTCTCTGTTGGAACTACCACTGAACTTAATCTGTGTTTTCTTTGATAACCTGTTAAAAGATTTATGTTTCTTCTAATTAGGTTAAATGAATATGCATTTCTTCCTTCTTCGTATAGTTTCTGTCTTTCCTGTTCGTCCCATTGTTCGCCTAAGTAAAATCTTAAGTCTCTATTTGCCAGTGGATAAAACGGATTCCATGCTAAGTAAGCTTCTTTATAATAGTCATCATACTCCCGTACGATGGCACCATCTGTCATTCTTGCCATTTATGCCTCACGTGTAGCTCGACTCTACCTCTTTCGAGGGTGGTTCAGAGTCATTTTAAGAGGGACGAAAGCTCTAGATATCTTCCTACTATGCAACATAGATGTTACACAGATTCCCTCAAATCTTTATTTCTTAGGCTTTTTCTTGCCTTTTTTCTTACATGCCATACTACTTGCTTTTTTTCTGCCCATTGCAGCAGTTATTTTACCTGCGCTTTCTTT